GAAAAGATGACTGATGCCTTCACCACGAATATGAAAGATACGGAAAGGTTAGGACGCGAAGCCGAGGCTGCTGTTCGAAAACAACAAGAATTGCGTGCTGGACTCATGTCATCTATCACGGGTGCTCCTGCAACTGGTGGATCGGGATCAGCGGGTGTCAGCACCCCAGCAGCGGCAGCGGTCGAAAAGCAATTTACGAATGCGATATTATCAGACTTAAATGTTGGTATTGGCCCTGAATTTTCTGCGGCAATGAAGTCACTTGAAACCCTGCCGGAAGACATCAAAGGAACTTTGAGTATTGGAATGGCTTCACTCGGGGCAGAAATTGCGGTTGGGATTGCGCAGGGGCCAGAGCAATTTGTGAACATCTTATCAGGAATGTTCGACGGTTTTTTGGGTGGGATCAGCGGAACAATCGGCAAAGTTGTAACGGGTATTGCTCGCCTCGGTGAAAAGAGTCCGGAGGAAATACAAAAAGAATTCGAAACATTCGTCAAAGCCTTTTCCAAAGGGCTGATGATGCTGCCGAGAATTCTGATTCAGGTGCTTCCAAAGTTTGCCTTTCAGCTAGGGATTGAGATTATAAAAGGCATATTGAAACTTCCCGCTTTGCTCGCTGAAGCATTATTTGAATCATTAAGTCAATTGGTTGAGCCTTTGAAACAATTTTTTCGAGAAATATTTACGAAAGAAGGCAGACAAGAAAAAAGGGCTCGAGCAAAAAGACAAGGTGAACTAACAAATTTTCAAAAGTTTTTGGTGCTTGCAGGCGGGGGAAGCACTAGCGAATTCATGTCTGGCGGTATAATGCAGGCGCAAAGTGGAATGAAATTTACTGGAGCAAAGAGGGGGCTAGCAATGCTTCATGAAGGGGAAGCCGTCATTCCGGCCAGCGGCAGGGCTGGGCAAGCAGAGCAACGATTTATGAACGGATCTTCAGGCGGGGGAATCAATATTGTTATAAACAGCGCAGTTGTTGAAAATCGTGCAATTGATTCTTTGGTTAGAAAATTAGAAAATAGATTTGGAAACTTCGGTGTCGGCAAATCAACTTTGTTCGGTAGGTAAAAATGGGCAACGCAAAATTTTATTATTTCCCACGGCCTAGCCAGTTATCTTTCTTAACCACGATCGATCTTCAGGAGCAACTTGCTGAGTTATTCAGTGACTACGAAATTGACGCGCAAGACGGTGTTTCATATACCGGTCGAAGATACCGAACAATATCTAGGCTTTCTGAGATCGTCAGAATACAACGTGACCGGATGAAAGGCAGCGAAGATTTGGCTCGTGATTTGATTACGCTCCAATCTCATTTGGCGCACGGCTTTCCAACCATGTTCGCAGCGGATAGCGCGAAGGCATATGCGACGTATCTTCGTCAGCCGGTTAAAGCAGGTGACACGGTGTTATACGTTGGGCCGAACGTATTTAGAAATTTTGTCGGCAATCAGATTGTTGCAGCAGATGATTATTTGATGATTGAATCTGAGAATCCTGCAATGAGATACCAAATGGTTGAAATTCAGTCACTGACAGCGACCGCGACTGCAAACGGAACAATCACTTTAAAAACGCCAATTCAATATGACTTCGACAAGGGAACGATTGGTGTTCGTTATTATAGATTTTGGCCAACTCTCAAAAGGCCGGTTTCAGAAATAAACAAAAATATGGTAACCAATGAGCGGGGTTTTCTTTGGAGCCTTGATGTCACAATGACCCCTGACTACGGTGCGTATATTGACTTTTTGATTCCGCTTGGATATGAATTTGGCGATATCACTCAGGGCTTTTTGGATCCTGACAATCCACCCGACTCACCGCTGGCCGAATCAGGATTCTGCCCGACTGACGCAAGAACGGGTCAACATCTAGGCAACTTTATCTCTGAACCAAATGTTGCGAATGAAACTGTACAATGACTTGGAATTCCAATTTCTTAAACGATCTGGAAAAGAGGCAAAGCCTAAACTTTGTTTTTCGTCTTGAATTTCCGCATCTCAAATTTGGGCCGTCCAACGGTTATGTGATTGACCGATCAAATGCAGACATCCAGTTTGAAAGTGACGATATACAAATAAACGGCACGCAAGTTCAGCCCCAAAGTTTTGCGGTTACCTTTGGAGAATTCTCACTGAGGCTTGTCGGCGACTATCATGTTTTGCAAAATGAGATTAAGCGTGGCGCACTCGGGATTTTGTATGTTGGGTTTCCAGATTATTCGACGGCTCAATATCAAAGACTGATATGGGGGCAACTTAAGAATGTTCGAAAGATAAATTTTAATACTTTTGAAATGCAATTTGATGATGCGCTCTCACTGATAAACAATCGATTGGATCTGCGTTATGATTCTTCACTGACGGTTCACAAGTCAGGTTTATATTATAATCTTGGCCAGACAACAACTGTCACAACAAACTTCACCGTGGCCAGCGACACTCAGTTACATTTGGCAAATATTCTTGATTTTGAAAAAGACACAGCAACAAATGGTCTGATAAAAATAGAAGAATCGCACGCCAGTGAACCATTTTTCGCCCAGTGGACTAGCAAAACCGTAACATCTTCACCCGCAGGATATTTGACTCTGGCAACCACCGGCCCATTCACAGCAAATTATCCAACAACAACCGCTGCTGCTCCAAGCCTTTCGACTATTCACTCAGGGACAACGGTAACGAATTTGGGAATGATTCAGGGTTTTCCCCCGCATATTTTAGGAAAAGTTGTCTCAAGAGGATCTGGAAATAATCTAGATACCTTGCCAGTTTCGTGGGGTGTCGCGGGAGGCACGGGTGACCTGCCCTCGGATATCTATGATTACGCTGATGCTGAAGCACAAAAAAGTTATATAAAAGCTGCCGGAACAACATATAATTGGAGAATACCAATTCTTGAACCGCAGACTGAATTCGCTAGGTTATTCACTGATAAGGCCAGTGCCCTCGGTCAATTTCCGGTTTTGAGGCAGGGCAAAATTAGTTGGCGAGGTGTCGACGATCCATATGATGTCACTTCGCCGAACAGCATAAAACAATCGGTCACTGACATAACAGATGAAGATATAATCTCAGTGATAAGCCACGAATTTTTCACGCCAAATTCTGCTGGCGTATATACGAAATTTAGAATCATATACGATCAAGACGGAACGACTTTTACAATCACAAGAAATAGTGACTTGCTAACGCTCCCAGCGTACGGATCAGCAGCGGACAAGGGTGACGGATTGACATATGATCCAAACTCAACACGAGCCAATTTAGCAACCGCTGACGGCACCCGAATGGAGGGCTACTTTCGTCACTCAGTAGAAAAGATTGTGCTCGACTTAAATATCCGAATGGCTCAATATGTCGCTGGCGATAATATTAGATTATCAAGCTCAATTTTATACGGTGCATATGATACAATTACTTTTAACAAGCGAAAGGGAATGATAAGTGGCGTCGATATTGATTTTGGGGCAAGGTCATGTCAGGTAACAATTTTATTTTTGCCCCCCGTGAATCAGAGGTAAAAAAATGAAACCAGAAATATTAACCAAGTTAGAAGAAAGGGGTTTCGTAACCTTTTCAGGAAACTATAATCTCAACCTGATCGGCGTTCGAAAAGATAAGCAGATCCCAAATAAATTTTGTGATGATTTTTATATCGTATATCAAGACGGCAGCGATTGGGTGATTCACAAGTTTCCCTTCACAAGTTTGGCCGGAACATATTGGCTCCAAAATCCTAGCCGAGTAACCGGCTGCGCAGTAATGGTTCACAATAAACAATATAGAGGGGCATATGAGTTGGGGCTTCACCGTGGGCAATATACTGCATTGTGTCAGACCGGTGCCGAAGTTTCAGTTTGGCGTGATAATGATAAAAATATTCATGCTGATTATGACGGAAAAATTGAGACGGGTTATTTTGGAATTAATATACACCGAGCTTCGCGCACGCATCAGTCTGAATTCGTAAACCGCTGGAGTGCTGGTTGCAGCGTCTTGGCTAACCCCAGTCATTTCAATATTTTAATAAAAGCGGTGAAGAGACAAATTCAAAACGGATTTGGATCGAAATGCAGTTATACTCTCGTTACAGAATCATTTTTAAATAACCCACCGAAAGGAGCAGACTCATGTCAGGAAGAGGAATCAAAATCGCAATCCAAATCACCAAAACGATCATCCCGATCATCCTCAAAGCCCTCGAAAAAGTCGAGCAAGCCAAAAGCCCCGAAAGCCAAGGCGGTGCGAAAATCACCAAAGAAGAAAGGCAGCAAATAGCGATCGATATTTCTTTATCCGCTGTTCCTGAGTTACACGACGCATTGCTCAAGGTTATTCGTAAGGAAATCTAGAAATGGAAGACTCTGTTTTCATGGAATTATTGACTGGGCCGTTTTCTGCTTTGGTTTTGGCAATCACTCTATTAATGGGTTTATATAAGCTCTCGGCAAAATATTTACCGAAGATTATTGAACGGCACGTTCAGATGATTGACGAATTGCAGGATAGCCAAAAAGAAATAGTAAATAAGCTCGTTCAACTTTCGACAACTATGACTGAACAGCACGCATCTCAAACTGAGTCAATGCGCAAGGCAATCGCTGGGGTTCACATCAGGTTAA